TGCATCTAACTCCCTACTGCTACAAGCCCTGAAACGTTAGCGGTAATGCTAAGAAACAGCACTGCGGTTCTTTTCAACAGTTCTTTCAACTTGTGTCATTGCCCAATCTATTTTATCGTCTGCTTTAGACCAATCTAAATGAGGAAGTAGATGTGCAAACAACCACTCAACTGCTGTCTGTTTTTTTGATTCTTGGCTCATCACTTTAAATTACAGGGTTAGCCAACATAAATTCCTTCACCATTTTTGTGAGTTCTGCATGGTGTACCGCAGGAACACGAATGCTCAACTGCTTCATTTCATAGGGTAATTTCTTGCGCCCAGCATTGCTTCGCTTGCCGCCTCGCATGGTTTTGGTTTCTTTTTTCATGGCACAAATATATCATCACTTTTCAAATGATTGAAAAATGTCAATAACTTTCAATAGCTGTTTTTCTTGATGGCACTCCTGCCAACTAATGGCGCAACATACTCACCACCTCGCAGGAATTTATCATACTCTTTGCCGAATGCAGAAACAATGCAATAGTCTGTCAAATCGGTGAAGTGCCCGAACTTTTGATATCTCGCCCGGGTCACAGGGTCAGCGGTCAACTCCTTTAGCTTCGTGCCATCTGCCGCTTCTTTCGTGCCGATAAAATCGTTTATCGTGTGCTTGCAGGATTCGTCAATGATTATCTTGATGTCGTATATGTTTTTTTCAAGTATGGTATTAATGAAATCGCCTCTCTGCATGACGCTTGGGTTGTGAGTTAACACTCTGCTCTGTGGTCTGAATTGTTTCAACTCCTGCATGATAATTCGGTAAAAATTCATGCCCTTCTCAATCTTCGTGTCCTCTTTGTTCGCTGTGGCATCACCGTAAATGAACATTCCACCTCGATGCACATTGCCATACTCCCTGATGATTTCCCGGCACACAGCTTTGATGGTGTTGTTCGGGTTGACTCCTGCAAATTCTTTTATCATCCTAAATTCCATGCCCTCGATTTGAAAAATCCCTGCTGGCAGATATGGATTCACATTATCATCCCAACTCACATGCAATGGAAGGTCAAGTTTATACTTGACTTTTCCGACATGTTTGTCAAGTTCGAAGCATTTGTAAAACTCGCCTCCGACCTTTAGCTGAACATCCCAATCGCCTTCGACATATACCATGTACTTGTACCGGGGAAGCATTTTAAGACTTTCTAAATACGATTCAGGCACATACGGATTGTCCGTGATTTTTGCAGGAATGTACGCAATGCCTTTTTGTAATTCGCCTTTTTTCCACGGGTCGTAAAATCTCGTTTTTACCCAATTATTTGTCGGGTTGCAGGTCATCAAGATTTTTATCGGACAGCCCGGAGCATGAAACCATGACCCGGAACGCTCAATTATTTTGTCAAATGTTGCCTCCTGAATTTCGTTTACTTCGTCAATAAATGCACCATTAATTTCAAGACCTTTGAACCTGTTTAATTCCTTGTCGCTGTCAAACGATTCAGGCATGAAAACTATTTGGCTACCATTATCCCATGTAAGTGTATAGGTTTCTTTATTAAATACTTTTATGTGCTTGTCAAAACCCTTATCCAAAAAGTTTTGCGTGAATGTGACAAGTAGTTTTCCTAAAATGTTTTGCCATGATTCCCGGCACATCAGCCACCTGCTGCCGGGGAACTGAAAACACATGGAAATAATCTCCATGCAGCCCCAATAGCTTTTTGAACCACGAACTGCACCGCCATATAGAACTATCGTATTTTCAAGGAGTGCTTTGTGTGCTTCAAGTTGTTTTGGTGTCGGTTTTATTCTCTGTAACATTCGACCAATCTATGACAACTGCACCCTGTATTTTATCACCTTGCGTGGTAATGTCGCTGGAATCTTTCAACCCTAAATCCCGTGCAATGATATTTGCATTGAATATACCTATGGCTGCACCTGTAAATTTTTGATTGTAAATTACTTCCTTAATTGTGCGTATGACTTTGGAAAAACCTAAAGAAATTTCATCATCCTTGCCCTTTATTGAATTTTCAAAATCATTAAAATATGTTGTATGACAATCAATATAAATACACAATCCATGCAATGTAAATGGTCTTTTTTTGGGTATCTGAACCTCATACGCATCCTTGCCTCTAAAGTCAGTTTCCATGATTGGATTATTTTCGCACCAATCAAAGTATTCACATGCAGCATCCCATAAAAGGTCAGGGGTGGCAAATAATCTATCTCTGCCATGCTTGCTGCGTAACTTCCAAAATTGATTTCCAATTAATTTATTTGACTTGTCTTTCATCCCTGCAAATTTACAATTAATTCCTTGAACTGCTCAAAGCTGCGGATGATGTGGTACTCGATGTGCTGCTTGTCGGCTTGTTTTTCAAACGCTTTCTGTTCGGGGCTTTGTCTGCCTTTTTCGGCTTTAAATTCAATGAATGCCACCTGCCCGTTGGTCAACATAAAGACCATATCGGGTGCGCCTTTTCGCCTGCCCATTGCTTTCATCCTTGCACCATTGACAGGGTTTCTCTGCCCTTCGTTTGGTATGGAAAACAGCCTTAGTTTTTCGTGCGGATACTGCAAATCATACCACCTCACGCATATTGTCTGCAACCTTGCTTCTTCGTTTTTCATTTTGACCACTCCGAAAGTTTAGACTTGACAACAAATTTCAGTTCATCAACCTTTGACAATGGACAGCGAAAAGCAATAGTTTTAGTTTGCTCAAAGTATTTAGGTTTAGCACCCGACCCTTCACGCTTACCGCCTTGCTTAATTATATCGGGTAAAATTTCGTATATAAAAGATTTTTGCTCTCTCAATGTATGCCTTTCCTTTTCATAACCATATCCACGGGTTTTAATCTTTTTTTCGGTATGGCAATAACTTGACTGGTTGTGCAGACCTTGTTCGGTATCTTTTATGTAAATCAATCCATCTTTAGTAAACCTAAATCTTTGACCTATTTTTACATCTGATAAACGGAGTTTGTTTAAAACATTCTCCGTTTCGTCTGTATTTATTGTTTCAATTAATTTTTTCATTATATAAATGCTTTATATCCTTGCTTAAAATCTTTTACTTCATTCGAATTACATAGCTTTTTGGCTTCTGTAAAAGTAAAGCAGGTGGCAATAGTTTCTTGTTGTTCAGTATCTTTAAAAACATGGTAAGGCGTTAGTATAGGGTGTATTTGCTTTTGTATAAAGCAACCTTTAAACCACCATTCATCGGCTTCTATTTGTATTGGTTTTTTAATTTCCATTTTTATAGGCTTTTATTTGGGTACGCAATAATTAAAAGGCAGTTATGAGTGTCACAACCATTTACTAATTCACCATAAAAATCAATACCGCTTTCAAGCAATTGTTTGGCTTCACTTTGATTTTTGCGACTTTTTGCGTTTACCAAATATCCATCAGCATCAAACGCTCTGTTTATTAAGTTGATTACTTGTTGATTTGTAGTTGTCGTTTTCATTTTTTATCTTGTTTGATAGGTCAAAAATACAACCTTATTTTGAAACTGCAAACTTTTTCAAAGATATTTTCAAATTATTTTCTAATGTGCTGATAATCAAAGAATAAAATAATCAATAACAGCAAAACAATTCGTTTTTCATCTGTCAAAAATATCCCTTTCAAATTCCTTGCAATCCTTAAAATAATCAATCAGCAGAACAAGTTTTGCCCTGCGGATGGTTTCCCTCTCTAATTCGCTTTCCTGCAATTCCCGTTCAATCTCAATTCTCTTTGCCGGGTCACGCTCAAACATTTTCTTTTCTTTTAATTCAAACACCAGCTTGTCCTTTTCGCTTGCCATCAGGCTGCGTTTGCGGTCTGCCGATGGGCTTAGATACCCATTTGAATTCAAATAATTGTAGGCAACGCTGCCAAAGTCGAATACTTTTTTGTCTGCTTTGAAATCCTCAAACTGCTGGCGTATGTTGTGAATAATTTTTAGCTGCTTTTGCTCCTGCGGAATGTCAATTTGCTTTTGCGGTGTGGCTGCTTTTAAATCGGCAATGTTTTTTAGCCGGGCTTCGCTGTACTTGTATGCGGTCAATAATTTCCCGATATATGCAGAGGACAGGATGCCATTGTAGAGCTTCAATTCAATGTTTGGCAATCTGCCAGCACATGCCATGTCAACTGCATCTTTGAATTCACCGATGGTGATGCTTCGGTAATTATCTCGCAGGAATGCATAAATCAAAACAAGTCCTTCATTGTCGGGAAGTGATTCAATGGTCATTCCTGTGCTTTTGGCAAGGTAGCGGATGCAGGTCAAAAGTTCATCAAGTGATGCCTCATGCATCTTGGGCAGCTGGAGCATGCCTTGCAATTTTTGCAAGTGTTCCGGAAGTGTTGGATTTTCTGTTTGGTTCATGTCGGCAAATTTCATTTTTTTATTTCAAATAAGCATGCAAAGATTTCAACATTTCATCCGGGTTTTGTTTTTCATCTGACCTCGTAAAATAATCAGATACGATTTCAGCCCTGTTTTCTTCGTTTTGGAATAGGGAACGCATTCTTTTGGCATGATAGTTCGCCCAATTGTAGAAGTATCGTCCTAAGTCATCAGGATTGTGTTTTTGCAATTCGCCTGTACTTTGCAGCATTTGCAGGAAAATCTCGGACATTTTTTTTGCGCTGCCTTTCGGAAGTTTATTCTGCATGTCAATCAATTCATGAGATGATGTGTTTTCGGTGACTGACATTTGAATAATTTCAGCAGGTTTCATTCTCGCTGGCAGGTTTGTTTTTTCTTTTTCCCCCACACCCCCTTTTTCTTTTTCAATTTCATTTTCATTGTCATTGTCATTGTCATTATCATAATCCTTAACTAAGTCTTTATTAACCCTTATTAAAGGGTTTAAATACTCATTTATTTTTTCGATAGTTATTCCATAAAAATTTAAAATTTTTAATGCACTATCTTGCGCTCTTACTTTGCTTTGCGGAAATTTTGGATATTGATGAATCAAAAATTTGGGACAAAAAAAAGTATCATTGGAAAGGGTTACTAAACGGTTTCCTAACTCTTTAATAACTCTTTCTATACTGTTAACTCCTGTTTGAAATTTTGCTAATCTTTTATTCAATTTTAAAATTCCAGCATGGTCGCATTTGGTGATGTAATAAATCCAAAAAATTTTTGCATCCTGAGAAAGTTCGCTATACCATTCATCATCGAATGTGTCAGTTGAGATAAATCTTTTTGCCATTACTCTTGATTTGCGTTGTTTTCTTCGCTAATAATCTTGGTAATTGCATCAAGAAGTAAGGTTACAAGAACACCTGCATCATCTTTATCAAGTGCTGCAAATGTTTCTTCTCCATGTGGATGTCGGTTATCATCAATCTTAATGACAACCCTGTTTTCGTTGTTTAAATAAACATCGATTTCACTTTCTAATTCATCAATGATGAATGTTTTTTTAACTATTGGCATAGTGCTGAAATAAATATGCCCCGATGGGTCAACTTCCGGCACGAAGTATTCCCAAAGGGGCAAAATGTTGTTTTATGTGTGAATTTTTCTTGCATCTGTGCCGAGATGATTTTCCTGCAAAATTAATTCTAATCTTTACAGGTTTTTTTAGAAGTTTTTGACATTCTAAGCCTGTGGCTTCTTGCCGACATAGTACACGCTGTACCTGCTTTTTCCTGTGCCTCGCTCGATGGATTTTACCTTCATCCCTCTGCGGTGCACAAGGTCGAAGATGACCGCAGATAGTCTTGTGATGCGGAATTTTGAGAATGCTTCCATGCTCGTGATGGTTTTACCTGATTTCAGGTGTGCAGCGATTTTGTCTCGCTGACTGGCTGTTTTTGTTGTGTTCATTTTGTTTGTTTTTATTGGTTTGTTTATTCTTCTTCTAAGTTGATGTTGTGTTCTGATAACCGCTGATGCATATCATCCCGAACAGCTTGCAAGGCTTGCCTAACTTCCTCAGGCATATCATCCTGCCATTTGATTTTGGAGCGCAAATCCTCATTGATTTCATTCAGAACGGATTTGAATTTCCATCCGTTGATTGCTGTGCGAAATTCCTGCGATTCTTCGGGCAGGTTGAATTCGAGCGTTGCCTTCATCGTGATATGCGTTTTTCAAAGATTTCCTGCATGAATTGACGAGCCTTGATGACTTTTGCCGGGATGCGTGCAATGTCATCATCATTACGCTCAACGCAATGTTTAAACACTCGGTACTCAATCGGCATATCATCGAAGGTGTGGTTCTTTTCTATCTGTGCAAGATGGTCTGTGATGTATGCGTTATGCTCTGATGGATTGCCGATGCTCCATAAGTATTTTCTTTTTTCACTTTCAATCATATCAAATGGTGCATTGACAAGAACAAAGGCAATCTCGAATCTCGGCTTATCGTAAAGCCAACAATAACCCTGCCCTTGCCAATAATAGTCTGAATCCAAAGGCTTCATCATACTTTGCAAAAATGTAGTGTTGCTCCATGATGATTTGATGTCAATTATCTTTATGCCATCGTTGTCATCAATGTCGCATTCCCCGGAAACAAACTCATTCTTCAATCGCTGTTCGTTTTTAACATAAAACCTGCCATCATACAGGGATAATGTGGTAATGCTCTCATCCTCCTGCTGTGTGCCTTTCTGCATGGGCTTGGAGAAGATGTCATCCATTCTTCCATCAACCATTCTGCTGTACTCTTTTATCAGTGCAGTTTTTGCGGTTGCAGAAAGATTTCCAGCTTCTTTGTCGGCTTTGAGTTGTGGTTCGGTCATCAACGCACCGATGGCAGAACATCGCATGCGGAATTCATTGAAATTTGGTGTTGTCATGTGTTTGATTTTTGGTTCTGTAAATATAGGGGATGTTTCCATCCCCGTGTTTTAATTGTTTAAAAGTTTTTTGCTTCTGCAATTTCATTGAAAAGGTCATGCATTTCAGCAGGTACTTGCGCCCGTATCTTCAAAAGGTCATCCGCTGATTTTGCGTTGTCAATCAATTTCTGCAACCTGTTACGCTGAATATCCTCTTTGGTCATCGGAATTTCCTCATGGTTGTCAATGTAGGTTACATCTGTGCCGCTGTCATTCATGATGATAGCTTGGTCGGCAACCGCTGCCTTCTCCATTTCAACAGACATTGGTGCATACTTTGCAAGGAGTAATTTCGTCACCGTTTTACATGCCATTTCATCAAAATTGTCCTTCCAAACGCCATAACCATTTTTGAATGATTGGCTGTACTTTCCTGCGTGTTTCTTCACATCATCCACACTCATGTAGAAGGTTTTTTCAAACCCCGTTACAAGCGAAAAAAATGCTGCATATCCCACCACCTTGTCCGATGTCTTTAATGCAAAATCAAATTTAAACCCTGTCAATGGATTCATCTCAACGATTTGCCCTTCATAGATTGGTGTGCTGGCAATCGTTTTGAATTGTCCTGAACGCTGGGCAAGCTGGATAAATCCCTTGTAGCCGATTTGAAATTGTGCAAGGCATTTACCGGCTTTCCGGTCATTGTACGGGATAATGTACGCGAAGCCAAGCGATGCATTAAGTGGCAGGTCAAGTGTTGCTGCCATTGCTGCTGCATTCAGTACTGAATGCGGTTCTGCTTTCGCCAGCAGGTCATTTGATGCTGTGATTTGCAGCACCGATGCAATGAATTGTGGCGCACGCTTGCCAAGTAATTCTTCAAACTTTTTGCGGACATTTTCCTGTGAAAATAGTCCTTTTGTGGTGAGGACTTTTGCGCCCTCGTAGATTGCTGGTGTTTCCATGTTGTTGTTATTGGTTTGTTTGTTGTTTGTTTTTTTCAATACTCCTGCTTAGGATTTCTTTTGCAACAGCAAGTCCATGCATCGTTGCAAGATGCTTGATTTGGCTCATGATGAAATCGGTATTGTCGTTGTTGATTAATACACGGAGCATTTCATTTTCCGATTCGCTGAATTCAAATTCAGGAAGATTGGCAAAGATGTTTTTGTCTGGCATGTTGTTTGATTTTTGGTGGTGCAATTTTACTGATTTAGTTTGATTTCTGCAAATTTTTTTCTGTTGACATCCAGCATGGCATTTGCCTCGGGCAATATCTCCTGCAGTAACCATTCAAACATGATGGCATACTTGTCATAATACCTATAAGAATGATGCAATGCGTTTTGAAACAACTTGCATCCGTGCAGGATTGTCGCATGGTTGCGTTGGTATTTTTTTGCGACCTTAATGCAACCAACGCCAAACAATTTATGCTCGATAAACATCATCATCTGCCGGGCAGATACTAATTCATCCAGCCTACTTTTGCCAATAATGTCATTCCATTCTGCATTGTACAGGATGCAGACCTTTCGCTCAATCTCGGCAATTATCTGCTCTGTGCGCTGTTTGGAATAGCATAAGGATATTGCATTCTTCAACTCCGGGAATTGCGTTGATACTGCCAGCAGGTCATTGTATTGGTCAATGATATGCTCCCATGCTTTTGATAGCTGTGGATGCATCTGTGAGCGAATCGTCATGAATGGCATACCTTGATAAAAATACTCCAGCACCGTGCCTGTGTTTTCACTTGTTACGACCTTTTTTTTGAGCAGGTTACCACGCTCTCTGTAATGTGTCATTGTTTTTGATTTTTGTTTGGTTTTTGTTATTGCTGTGTGTTGTGAATAATTCTTCGTCCATCAGGATATGCGGTGGACATCGCTCTTGGTTTTGGCTTGTCATTTTTTGGCTTGTCAGGAAAAATAAAATTCCAAAAGTCCTCCATCAGGGCTTCAATTTCCATGTCCATCTGCCGGGCAGCTTTGTACGCTTTTTTGGTGAAGCGGTTCAGCATTGTGATTGTTTTGCTTTTCATTGTTTTGATTTTTGTTTTGGTTTTTGCATTTTTTTAATACCCAAATTTCGGAAGGAGTTTTTACGCTCCTTCCTCCATTTAGAAAACAGAGAACCTTTCGTAAAGGGATTCAGAGATTCTTTTATGTACCCACAGAACTGTTTTATTTAGTAGTCAGGACAGGATTCGAACCTGTATGGGTTAGTTTTACTGTAGCACTCTTGCAAAGCACGTATTCCCTTATAACAGTATCTTGTATAGCGTCTACCAATTCCGCCACCTGACTATTTGTTTTAAAGTTCTTCTGCTGTGATTCCCATTCTATCAAGTTCGGCTTGCACCACATCATCCTCGTCAATGAATGATAAAATAAAGTGTGTAATGTTCTGCCCGTTGTAGTGGATGGTTTTAACCTCTGCCCAATCTCTTGTTGGTGGGGTTTCCCTATCGCCCGGACAGCCGGGGATGTGTTTCAGTTCAATTTGCAGTTCCTCAATCGGAATGAATAGTGATAAGTCGCTCATGGTGTTATGACCTTGTGTCGTAATCAATATCTTGACAGGTTTTGCATTTCGGTTCGTCGGTTACCGCTTGCATGGTTAGCGTGTAGCCTGTTTCCCTGTTTTCAGCGTGCCATGTGTGAAGAAAATCACATTTATCATGGTTAAGTTCGGCAACTAGCCATGTCATCCATGTTTTGAACTGACGATGTGCATCTTCGGAATTGCTGAATGTTGCGCTGCGTTCCTTTGCCCCAATGCTGGGGTTGGTGCTGGTGATTTTAACGAGGTATTTCATAATTAAACTTTGAACTTGTTTGAAAGGAACTTCACAAGAATGGCATCCTCGGTGTACAGGTTATTGCATGGTTCATCGGGTGCAATACATACCCATCCTTTACCGTTTGAGGACGGGCGATGATACGCTTTGTAGTCTATTCCGGTGCAATTGGTTCTGGATGATGTGGCGGTGGGGTTGAACTGCAATGTAAGGATGAACTGAAGTAATTCGGCACGATGTGCGTGGCTCATAGCAGGGTAGGTATTGTTGCGATACCTGCGAGCGCTGCGCTTTTTACCTGCCAATAGCAATTCAGTTTCTGTCATGTACTGAAGGGCTGCCTTAACTACTTTTCTACGCTTGTCGATTTTGTTTTCAAAGGCAAGTACTGAAACTGCTTTTTCGATTGTTGTGGTGATTGTTGTTGTCATGTGTTTGGTTTTTTGATTTGGTTTTTTTTGGTTAATGCAGTGTAGGATGCTGCGCCCCGGGTGAGTTATGCTTGTTTTTGGTTTTTGTAAAAGGTATAGCACTCATCCCACTTACTTGACTTCTTCAGATTGCTTTGTCTTTCTCCCATTGGCTTTGACATATCCCAGTCAAATGTTTGCTTTGCAATAATTCTGCAATTCAAATCTTTGATAGTTTGCAAGCCGCTGGGAGTTCCAACTACTCTGTGGCATCTTACATCAGTAAGCCAAAGGTCGTGTGAGATTTCATCAATAAATAACCCCTGTGCAAGCGCATAAGAATCAGATGCCTTTTGACCGCTTAAATTTTGGTCAGGTGCGTAAGTTACCATTTCTAAGTTTCCTTTTTCGTTGATAAGAAAGTACCCTGTGTGTTTTGCTGTTGTTGTCATGTTTTTGGTTTTTGATTGTTTGGTTTTTTTTGGTTTTGCAGTGTAGGATGCTGCGCCCCGTTGGTGGTTATGCGAATGTTGTTAGCTGCTCGTTGGTTTTGATTTTTTTGGTAATGCAATAGTTTTTCAAATGAATGTATCTTTTGTGGTCATTACCCCAGTTATGGTCATTAAATGCTTTTTGAATTTCTGCATCAATGTCAACTATCAATACTTCATTGTGATTGAAGTCGCAAGTGTCATATCTACCTTCACATATCTGCGATGGTATTTCAATGGCGAAAAATGATGAAAATACTTCTTTGACTTCAAATGTGTGACCATTTAGGTAAGAAAATCCTGAAGTCTTTTTTGTGTTGATGATTGCTTTCATGGTGTTGTTTTTTTTGGTTTTTGTTGAGACAAATATACAATCATACATTTGATTTCTGCATATATCAATCAAATATATATTGTAACTGCTTGATAATCAAATAGAATAATTTACTGAATAATCAAAGAAGCAGCCAAAAAACCGACACAAATGCCCCCAAAAAGATACCATCCTGACCGCTTCGTAGGTAATTTTTGAACGAATCCACGCTCATCTATCGTTCGAGTGTAAGGATTACCGTTAATGATGTGAATTTCGGCAATGTCTGGCGCAAACCACCTGCGTTTATTTTCAACTTGAATAGATAGGTCATTGAAAATTGTGAACCTCGTGTATATCGAATCTTTTCGGGCAATTATCCTGCCCTCTGACCATTCATCGCACCATGATTTTCTCATTTCGAAGGTGTCGCAGTTTGCCGATGCTATCACCGTGTCCGGCACGAATACCAACGAATCTCTTGTTACCATGCGAATCTTCACCGCTGCAATGGTATTCTTGTTCACCAACTTCTTTATGATGCTATCCTTGCCATGCATGACATCTTCCAGCGTACCTTTTGCAAGGGTAAGTTTTACTATTTCCCTGCCGAGTTCATCAATTTTTTTGTCTTTTGAAATAAGCAAGGAATCTGCAACCTCAACAGCGACAAATCCACGCACACTCTCGTAATGCCAATAAACTGAAATAACAATAAGCGATGCAATGACCGATAGGTATATCTTGTGAATAGTGTTCATAGCAAAACAAATTTACGCAAAAAAAACCCGGTGAGAATCACTTCACCGGGCGAACCAAAAACCAACAGCATGCAATGCACCTCTGTTAGATTGCAAAATTACTTTTTATTATTCTTTGCTTTCAGAATTATTTTCAACATTTTTTTTGCCTTGTATGGTGTTGAAACCAGCATATCCAAGCCAGCCTACCACGACTATCATCAAATCGCCGGCAGATAATTTTCCAGATGATATATTTTTGAAAAGAAACATTGCTGATGCAGAAAGCATTGTTGTAAAAACTGCAAATCTCTCAAATCGTTTGCTTGAAAACAGACTTTTTATATCGCTAAATGTTAGCAGGAATTCGTGCAGGAAATCATTCATAAGTCTTGTTTTTCGTGCTTAATGAATGAAAGAACCTGCTGAATGTTGGCATACATATGCTTGTCATCTCTTATCTTTTCATGTACAAATTGCTTTAATTGTTGCAGTTCTTCTTTTATCTGCTGAATCTGCAACATCAATATCTCAACTCTGTGTTTGTGTTCTTCCTCAATCTTTGTGATGCGATTTTCGTGCGCTTGAATCACTTTTGTGTTGCTCTTGTTATCAGAGTTCAGCCTGTTGTAAATAATCGCAATTAGCCCCACTATAATTGAAAATGTGGCTGAAAAAATGAAGATGACAAGTGTAAGTGGTATCATGCTGACATTATGTAGTTGTTCTTAATTGTAAGAGTAACCATCTGCTTTTCGTTTGCTTTTTTTACAAGGTCGAACATCTGCTGCACAATTCCAGCGCAGTTGTAGATTGCGTTATTTTTTTTATCTTGAATCTTTCCAATAAGTGGGCATCCTTCCGTGTCTGCAATGGTATTGCCTCCGTGTATGCGTATGCCACATGCATCTAATGACCTGCCGCCAAACTGAATCTTCCCTTGCGGCACATTCAGCACATGCATCATTTCTTTTTTGAACCTGTTGCTGAATGATGTCGTTATTCGATATTCTCCTTCGGG